CTGTTGGCCGTCATGCTCACCGAGACCTTGTTGCCCTCATGAAAGGGTAGGCTACGCGTTTGCCCCTGTAGCGCACGCGCCGCCTCACTGAGCGACTCGGCGCGGCGGTCGTCTTGGTGCGGCCTAGGGTTGGCAGGGTTCCGACCCATGGCCTAGTAATTCCAATCATTGCGCCCGAAGCGGCGTCGCGTGCTCCAGTCCTTGCGCGTGTCCTGTACCTGCTGCGGTCGGCCAGCGTCGCGGGATCCTGCAAGCTTGCGGATCGCCTCGGTGAGTTCGGCCTGCTGCGCCTTCAATGCGGCCGCGTGCTCGTAACTCTCCTCCTTGTTAGCCATATCGACGGCAGCCCCGTAGCATGCCCAATCTTCCCATCCATTGACGCCGTCGAACGTGTCGCTCGCATTGGCAAGCTCGGTCATGGTGGGGATAAAATGGTATTCCAGCGTGTCAGTTGCCGCGGTGGGCTTGGGCCGGATCTCAACCGTGGTGCCGACTAGCCTGTATCGGTACCACTCCAGGCCGCTGTTGCTGTTGGCTTCCAGGCTCTTTAGCGCGGCCAGGTCCTTGTAGCCCCAGCGCTTCAGATCGCGATAGTTGCCGCTCCCGTCGTACGCCATTACGGTAAGCAGCTGATAGAACGTGGCGGGCAGTGCATATGCCGCTTGCGCTGCCACTGTGGAAATAGTGCTGCTGGTGGCGTAGTAGTCGTCGCCGCGAACCATGATGAGCTTGTCGTACAGGCGCTTCAGGTTGCGATTGATGGCCCGATTCAGCTCGGTATCGTCGACAAGGTGAGACGCGGCCGCCGCAGTTTCCATGTCTGCCAGCTCGCGAACTCGCGGTTGTAGTTCGTCGAGGCGAACGCTGGCAGCCATGGGGGCCTACTTCCTAGTTGTCGTACAGGTGGAGGAATACCGTGATCTTGACGTTGTTGGTTGCCAGCGCCACCTGTGGATCCGCATCCGACCACGTGGACACGGTGACCGTATTTGCCGCTGTGGCGCTCGCTGAGGCGTCCACCTCTACCTCACCCACGGTGTCACCATCGTCGCTGATCGCGTGCGCAAATATCCGCTTGTACCGCCGCTTGAGTGTGGCGATTTCCTGACCCGTTGCGGAATAGGTCATGGCAGAGACTACGCCGCCTGGATCTTCCAACCCATCGGCGGCAGAGCCGTTGTTAGTATCGAAGCGGAAGCTCGCAATGGTCAGCCCGCGAGCTCCCGCATATGGCCGGTACTGCCCTTTTTCTGAGGTGGTCATGATTGCCCTAGAGGTAGCGGAACTTGACTTCGACCATGCAATCGGTAATCACGACACCGCTCCCGGTCTTAGTGACCTCGAGGACGAGAATTTCCCCCGCGTCGAGGGTATCCGTGACAGCGATGCCGGACCACGACTTGGCCACCCTGGCGGCCAGTGTGGTGGCCGCAGTGGTAAAGCTGTCGATAGACGTGAGTCCGCCCGCAGCCCCGTCTTCGATGTTCAGGTCTAGCGTGGCGTAGTCAGACGCGTTCAGAGCGACAGCGGCGGCGCATGTGATCTTGGCGCTGACCAGCTCGATATTCTCGTCGGCCTCCAGCAGGATATAGTTGGTGGCATCTGCCGCCGCTGCGTCCGCTGGAAGGTGGCAGTATATCACCCTCTCGCGCAACAGGTAGTCAATGTCGTCCTGCGACTGCGTGTGGGCGAGGTGTTTAATCAGGTCAGTGCTGTCTTTGATAGCCATGATTGCCTCCTATGCGTCCCAACTGATCAGGATGTTGTCGCGGGTGTTTTCGCAGCAGAGCTGCCAATACACTTTGAGTCGGAACTCAATGGCATCGGCCGAGGTCTCTTGCATGAATTTGCCGCCCGCTTCGTCTGCGAAGTGAGGGCAGCCGTCGAGGCAAGAAAGCTCCCACGCCGCTTTACGAGTCATGAGCCCGTAGGCGTAGGGGCAGTTGGGATCTGACATGATCGTCACTGGGCCATCCTCGCCGGGTACGACGAATCCGGTAAAGCCAACCTTCACCTTGCCGCTCTGGCCGCCGCTGCTAGTAACGCTGGTCTGCTGATACATGGCCTTGCCCTGCAGGCTCTTGCACAACTCGGCGCGCCGCTTGGAATTGAGCCAAAGCGTGTCCACCTGTGCGCCATTGATTGCCGCCTCAGCCTGCGCATCGAAGACGATTTCCTCGATCGTCTTGCCGGCGCCGAGCACTCGTGTTCCGCTCAGCCGGTTGACGTCGACAGAGCGATCCTGCCCAAAGAAGCTGTCACCGGTTGTCGGGGCCGTTGGCGGAATCCAAGCCAATACGCCGCTCAGGACGTTGCTGCTGCTGGCCGTGTAGTCACCAGCGCGAGCGATGGTGTCGGTAGCCGCAAGGCCAGGGATGCCCGTGGTCCAGTTGGCCGCAGCGGTCAGCGTTTTGGCCACGCGGTCGATAGCCGTGATGGCCACAGATCCAGAACGCAGCGTACCGCCGCTCGACTTGGCCTCAACCACCATACCGACCTCAAACTTAACCATATCGTTCGCATCGGTGAGAGTCAGCGTCACAGTCGATTCACTCGAAACGGTGCCGCGTGTACCGGTGCCGTCGCCCCAAACCTGGAAGGCTGCGGAGCGGCCAAATTCGTACAGAGCGGCGTCCATCTGCGTCTTGAGAGCCTGCGCCATCGCGCCTTTTTGCGACCGCGAGGCCTTCATTGCCTCGTTGTCGATCGAGCCGATCACGTAGTCCTTTACCCGCGTGACCAAGAACTTGGCCAGCGTCGGGTTACTCTTGGCAGCCATCGCCTCTGCGAACTTCGTCGAGCCGCGGATGCCAGCGACTAGCGGGACGATCTGTTTGGACGTGCCCTCGAAGTTGTAGCTCTTGTTGACCCATGCCAAGAATGGGGACTTTTTGTACCAAACCTCCTCCAAGCCCTTGCTGTAGAGGATTTTCAAGGCGTTGGCGAACGCCGTAGTAGTCAGACTAGCCATTGCAGCTCCTGTTGACGGCATGCGCCAATAGAGCTGTCAGCCTCGGGGTTACCGCAGAAGCTTATCGGCCTCTAGCAACCTTTCCTCAGGAGTTAGCTCCCGTTGTGCGCCGCCGCTGTTAGCGACATCGTGCGGGGTGACTGTCCTCTGTGCTGAGGCGGGTTTTGCTGGCTGGCCAGCCGGGTGTCCCTGGCCCGGAACGCTCCCCGAGAGGTGCGCCTGCATTGCTGCGTAGTGATCGTGGCTGGCTTTTTCCTGCTTGTCAAGTTCGTCAAGCAGGTCCTCGGGTGCGACCTCCCACCCTTCGCGGCAGATCGTCTCCACCGCGTCAGCCATTGCGCGGCGGGTCTTTTCGGGATCTGCTTTCATGGCTGCAGCGAGGTAGGTGTAACCCCCGCCATTGGTGGCCTGCTTGGCGAGCCCATCCACCCAGCTGGTTTTCTGCTTGGCCAGCGCGTCTGCTTGTGCCGCCTCCTTGCGCTCGGCGACAGCTGCTGCGCGAGCCTCGTTGAGCGCCTTGATCTCTGCCTTGATTTCGGCAAGATCGGTGCGCACGTCGGCCTGGCCGCCATCGTCGCCCTTGACGTACGCCCGCTGCAGGCGCTCCAAAAACTCGTCACCGCGCAACCCTCCGCGCTTGGCGAGTTCCTCCGCGGCTTTGATTGGATTCAGGGTCATCAACTTGGCGAGCTCCGCATCACCCGCGGCAGCTGCCTCTTTCTCGGCGAGCGCCTTGACGCGCGCGTCATAGTCCGCCTCAGCGCGCGCTTGCTGCTGCTGCTTGCGCCGGAGCTGCTTGTGCTCCCACGCGCGCGATCCGGTCTTGCGCTCGATGTCGCCGATGGGCTCGTCGTCGGGCTTGGCGTCAGGCTTGGGTGGATCATCGCTGGGCGCGTCGTCGGGCTTGGCGCCGATTGCGCCTGGCTTCGTCGCGGCGTCGGCGTCGGGAACGTCGTCTGCTGCGTCAGTGCCCCTCAGGGCAGCGTCGGCCGCTTCGAGCAGCTCCGCATCGCTTGCCGCTTCGATGGCTGCTGCGGGTGCGTCGGGCGCGGCATCGGGCGCCGCTGCGGGAACATCCGGGGCGGGCGCTGCGGTGTCAGCGGTGGCGATGTCGGCAACTTCTTGGCTCATGGTTCCTCTAGTTCATCGGCGGCAGGTCGGGCACGCCAGCAAGCGCAGGGTCAAGCTCGGGAGGTGCCCCAGGAGGCATCGGCGGGCCCATGCCCTCGGGGGACATCATGCCTGGATCCATGCCCGGGGGCATCGGCGGCGGCGCTGGTGGCGCCATGGCCTGCGCTGCTGCGTCTAGGTGTGCTTTGGCATCGCCGAGCCATCGCCGGAGCAGCTCGAGACGCTCAGCAGGAGCGCCATCGAGTTCGGCGCGCTGCAGCGTGATGCCGCACTCGCGGATGCCCATCTCGAGATCCATGTATGTGTCGGGCGCGAGGTATTCGCCGTCTTCAAGCATCATGTCGAAGCGCCGATGTAGCAGCTCGAGCGGCGCCACGACGCGGTTGCGCATGGCCTCCAAGTCGGGGACGTCAAGCGAGAGCTCGTAGAAAGCCTGTTGGTCGATGGTGCCGCGTTCGAGCATGCCTTCCAACATTTCGATCTTCGCCGCGGGATTGGTCGGGAAGGCAGACGCAGGAAACACCTGAACGCGATAGCTGTCTTCGTCGAGGTCGATATCACCCCACTTGATGCGCACGCGCGTAGCCGCCTTCTTTTTCTCGTAGACGATCTCATGCTCGGGGTTGTCCTCGGCGATCTGCTTTTCGAGGCGAACCGTCAATCGCGCAAGGCGCACGAAAAGCTGCTCGTAGTCGCGCTCAAGGCCGATGAAGCGCCGCGATTGCACGTCGTTGTACACCTGCAAAGCTCGCCCGCTATCCAGCCCGCGGGGCTTGAGGCTTGCAGCGGAGAGCTCAGATGCGCCAATTTGCGTGTAGATTTTGCCCTCAAGCGCCGCGATGTACTGATACACGTCTGCCGGCATGGATTGCGGGTTGTATTGTACCGGCGGCCTCGCGCCGTCGTACTGCACCACTGTTCCGACGTCGTTCGTGAGATGCGCCACCACCACGCCCGATTGTCGCGGCACCCACCAGATCGGACGCGCGTTCAAGTGCATCGAGTCTTGGGTGCGCCGCAGGAGCTTGTTCAGCTCCAGCTGCGTCGGCTCGGCTCGTTGCGCTAGCGATTCGCCCCAGAACCCACAGATGGGCTTGACTGCGCGGACGAAAGCAAATGGTGGGTCGCGGTAGATGTAGGGTTCATCGTACAGCACCGCGCCGGGGACCACAGTAACGTGGCGCCCGTCGCCCGTCTCGGGTCCGCTCGGCAGGTGGATAGCCTCCCACACCTCCACGGTGTCCTGCGTCCTGTAGGAGTCAGCGTACCACTGCGACTCGTCGGGGCCCGGTGCGCTCTCGATGGCATCGGCGTGGTCCGGGTACATACTCGACAGCTGCCAGCGATCCATAATGCGCCGGACGAAGTATGAGCGCGGCCACACGCCTACGCAATTGCGATCGTCTACGAGGAAATGAGCGGGGAAGATGCGCTCGACGTCCACCTGCTGCCGCAGCGGATCGATGTACGGCCACAGGATACCGAGTCCGGCCACAACAGCGTCACGCGTCGCCTGATCGCCCTGGTCGCGCGCCGATGCTTCCTGGAATTTGGCATCGCAGTAGTACGTCAGCTTGCGGGCGCGCTCCTGCTCCAGGTAGTCGCCGCCGATGGTTACGAACATCGGGCGCGGGCGCGTCTGGGTGACCTCGCTCAGTACAGTGTCCACTGCGCTGGCGATGACATTGCGCGTGATAGATGCGTCCTGCTGCAAAGCTGAGAACCCGCTGCCGATGATGGCGCTGCGGTCGCCATACAGGCAATAAGAGTCGAGAATCGTTTGCTGCCGACCCAACGTTACATCATCGAGTTCGGACGCCGCGTCGCACACGGCCTGGGCTAGGTCCTCGCTCTGTGCCTTCCACCAGCGCGTTTCATCCATTGTTCAGCTCTTTTCGCTTCTGGTGCCGCAGCGTCGCACCGCAGGATCGCCCGCATGTCTTGGATTTGTTCCGCTGCTGCTTTGGTCCTAGCTTATCGCCGCAGATGGCGCACGTTGACACGGAGGCGTTATGTCCCGCGGCCCAGATAGGCATCCAAGCAGTCTCCTCGCTTGGGTGCAGCGGCGCAAACTGCAACCGCTTGGCGCCAGTGTAGGCGGTATCGCCTGCCCACACTAGGCCATCGCGGTACTCCAACGATTCGACGTAGCCACCGTGGGCCGGGTGCTCCGTCTGCAAATGCTGCACGGGCACGCGGATGTTGTTGCCCGGCCCGGGAGTGCCCGCGGGCTCAGCGAGTTCAGCGTGCACGAGTCGACGTCTCATGATTTTCGCATCTCTCGCAAGTTGGGCGCGCGCATCCGTGAGTGAGCAAAACGCATATCGTCGTCGCCCGTAGCATCGCCGCCGCTGGGCGTGCCGAGGTCGGCGGGCTGCTCGTCGTCCGCATCTACCTGCTCGGTGGGCAGCGCGCCAAGCGCCATTGAGATGTTGCCGACCTGTAGCTGCAAGATACCTTTTTCGCGGGCCAGGTCAGCAAGCTGACCTACGGAGGTCAGGGTTCCCGAATCAATGCTCATTTGCCGTCCTCGACGTGTCGTGTCACTAGTCCCCAAACGTACAGTCGTCGCTCATCCATCCGTCATCGCCCCTCGCTCGCTGCCGCTTGCGGATTAGCGCCTGAACCTCATCGTGCTCCTGCTGGGTCCAGCCATTATCCAGTATCGTCGCCGCTTGTACAACCTTCCCAGCCCGCTGCCAAGCCGCCAGCACCAGCGCTGAGACGATGTCAGCGTGCCCGCCGCCCGTCCGGCGAGGTAGGACAATCTGCAGTCGCCCAGCTGCCGTAGGCCTCGCCTGAACTTCTTTGAGGTCGCGCAGCAACTGCTTGTGCTCGGGTAACTCCAGCTGCCCTTGATGCAGCAGCGTCCGCAGTCGCACGTATGTCGCGGGCACGTCCGCTGGCGCGTCGAGGAAACCTAGCTGCTCCTCGGCCAGGTGTTCGATAATACTCTCGCGGTAGTGCGCATCGGCCATGACGCCGTCAATCCCGTGAGCCACGAGCATCGCCGCAAACTCGGCCACTGTCTCGCTCGGCTTAAGGGCAGCGTCGGGCCCCGGGCGCAGCTCCAGCAGGTCGGTAACACGGTAGATACCGCCTCGCCGTCGCATCGTGACGATTGCGCTGCTGTCGCGAGCAAAGCCGAAATCAGCGCCAGCCGTAAGCGTGTCGTCTGGCTGGTAGTCGGCCGTGGTCGGGCCGAGCTCCGCTGCGGTGCGCACAGCTGCCTCCAGCTCGCGGTGGTCGAAGAACGTGGCGAGGCCGCCTGACATCGGCACTGCGCCATACTCGCGATCGAACGTAGCCTCATCTTGCTCGAGTTGCCGACAGCGGTCCTTGCTCAGCGTGGGATTTGCCACCCACGTCGGGGCATTGACGACCGTCTGCTCGGCCGTGTCGCCGCGCTCGAAGGCCTCATAATGCGCGTCCAGAGTGCTGAACGGGCTGCTGCTCAGGAACTCGCGAGCATTGGGCATCGTGACGATGGTGGGCCGCAGGCTGCGCAGCACCTCGGTCGCAGGGTTGGCGCCCGTGTCGCTGTCACGCCAACGGCTGACCTCATCGAAGACCAAGCCGATGCCGGTGAAACCAACGCTCGTCCGAAAACTAGCAGCGTAGACGCGGAACGCGCGCCGAGTGCCGCTGAGCTGGATCACATCGCCGCTCGGCTCGTAGTCAACGCCGAGCGCGTCGAGAATCTCTCTGATGGTGCCCAGCCGTTCGAGCGCCTCCGGCTTCTTGACGCTCACGAATGCAAAAACGCCCGTGTCACCGGGCGGCACGTCGTGCGAGCCATGCAGCACCTCGCAGACGGCAACGCGGCACAACGTCGAGCTTTTGCCGCCACGTCGGCCCACTTGTGGCACTAGGCGAATCTTGCCGCCGGCGTAGAAATCTCGGAGAACGCCTTTCCACCAATCGCTGATGGGCGGGAAGCCCGCTGCCACAAGACGCTCGTCCTGCCACATGAGCTCGGCGAACATGTCGCGCTCGCCGGATCGCTCGGCTCGTAGCTGTTTGGCGTACTCGAGGACGGGGTCCATACAGGGCCTACTCCCCCATCAGTTCCGCCACAGCGGCTCCTGCACTACTGAATCTCCTTGCGCACCGCGTCGACCGCGCTTTCCAGCAGCCGCAGACGCTGCGCAGGAGGCAACTCTGCGACGGTCTGCTGCTCGACAACTACATGCTCCGTGGCTTTGCCAAACGCGCGATCTAGGAGCATGCCAGCGGCGCGCACCCGCTGAGCGTCCTCACCGTGAGACATGACGTCTAGCAGCGTGCGGAGCGCCTTATCGGCGTTCTCGCGGCACAGCTGAACGAAGCGCTTATATTCGATGGTCGTGGGCAGCAGCGGCTTGCCCTTAGAGCTTTTGGCGCCCTTGGGGTTGCCGCTTTTGCCCTTTTGAAAGCCGTACGTGTTGCCTGCCACGAATGGCGAATTTGCCCGCTGTGATACCTCTCGCGCCTTGCTCATTGCGCCGCCGCCTCCCAGTCATCCGGCAGCACCTCGGCACGTAGTCGCCTCAGCGGGTGCGCGCGCAAAGCGTCACTCACGCCCGGCAGAGCCAACGCCGCGATCAACTCGCCGGTCACTTGGTAGGCCCACTGCTCCCGCGTCGGATGACGTCGCACGTCGGCCGCTGTCGCGGTCGTGCCGCCCTCCGCATGACGGCCGCCGCCGATGCGCCGCCCGGGGCGAGGGTAGCCAAGGATCTTGTCCGCTGCGCGCTGCAGCGCTTCACAGAACGCCTTGGTTCCGACGTGGTGCATCATCATAGTCCGTGCCTTGCGACCAGATATCCGTGCACCCGGGTCAACTCAGCAGCAGGTAGCACACGGTTGTACAGCAGTATTTCCGACACGGTGGCGTCCAAGTAATGCGTTGCGGATGCCCAGCTGCCGATTTTCGGACCAGCCCAGTTCACGGTGCCGTCGTAGCTACCCGTCCCAATCGATATCCCGTCGCGCCATGCTTCCGACGATCCGCCGCTGGCCTCATCCAGCTCCAGCGTTACCACCTGCGCACCATCCTGCGATGCCGCGATGTTGATCCACGCACCGTCGTACGTGGCCACCGTCTCGGCGGTAAAGCCGAGGTTCAATGTAAATCCCGTTGTCGATGATGTGAGCACATCCTGATGCGGCTGCGACTTGTCGAGTAGATCCACCGCCACGAACAGAGTGTAGGAGTTGCTCGGGTCGGTCATGGACCCGAGGTCCATCCAGTTTGCGTCGGCGCGGGTGAACCTCACCCCGGGCCGACCGCCGGGACCGCCTGTTGGCATGTACGTCGGCTGCCGCGCCGCTGTGGCCTGCGCGGCATCGTTGCCCTGGCCAGAGAAGTCGGCCCACGCGCTGACGTCCGACCCGTTCAGCGTGATCCCCAGGTCAGCCCGCAGACCCAGAATCAGCCCATCTAGGTCCGTCGGGACAAAGAATCTCCGGCGCCTTGAGGGCACACCAGCACGAATCCCGAGCATTGTCTACACCTACATCATGATCCCAGTCAGAGCAACTCCAAGACACTTACAATCATGTAAGTAGTGAATATCCGCGCAAAGCGTCACTCACCTCTGGGTTACGTCGAAAAACATTCACTGTGGTCTCGCGCCCTTGGGCCACGTTGCCCACAGCCTGCCTTGACAGACTACATCCGCATACACGTACCCTCGCGGTTGCACTCCTCGCGGAGTAGCCTACGGCCTGTCAGCGTGCGGGCGTTAGCGCATCCGACCCGATGCGCCACGGGGTCAACCTCGTGTAACGTTTTGGTAGTACCCAGCGACCGGCCATATATCCAAGCACTTAGGATCGTTTGGCTTTCCGGCCGCCTTCTTCCTTTTTACGTGTAACGTTTTGGTAGTACCCAGCGACCGCACGAGCATGCGCGTCGTAAGCGTGCGCCATCTCGTCCAGCGCCTCAGCGTCGGCATGTGCGCACCCTCACTTGCTATCCGCCCGCCTGTGCTCCTCACACCATGGCTCATGCGCCGTTATGCCGCGCCATCGCATGTGTGTCGCTGGATTGTCGCAGCCCTTCATTCTGCAGCAGCGCGCCTTAATGCGCGCCTTGACGCGACCCTTGCCCCACCGCAGTGAGTTGTTGTAGCCCAAGGCGTTGCATAGCGTGCACTGGAAGCGCCGGCCCTCGCCATGCTTCAGCGGCTGCCAATCGTGATATCCCGTCGCGCCATGCGAGCAGCTCATTTCGCCCGACGTTTGCGCCTTCGCACGCTCGAGCCGTTTCTCCGTCGTCATTCGCTATCACCCCGCTTCGCGCGCTTCATCGCCTCGACGGCAGCCCCAACGCTATCGACTTGAGCCGCGAACCCGCCCAGCGCCCTGACGCGCTCGCGAAACGCCGCCTGTTTGGCAGCGCGCGCCCTGTCGGTGCGTGCGCCGGGCTTCTTTATTTCCAGCGCCCACAGTCGACAAGTGATCGGCATAGAGCCAAAAGCTACGCCGCCCATTAGATCCGCCGTGCCCTCGTCTGCCAATTGCATCCAGCCGCCGCGGACGCGCACCTTGCCGCTGTTGACGCGGATGGCCAGCACATCGGGGTCGAGGGCCAATGCGTCCTGCACTGCGCGGCTCAATTTGGTCTCCGTCATGCGAACAGTTCCTGCTGGCGGCCAGCGGCGAGGATGTTGGCGCGCGCTTGGTCGAAGTAACTCCTCTTCAGCTCCACTCCGACGAAGCGACGACCCATTTCGCGCGCGACGTAGCCTTCACTGCCGATGCCCATAAACGGACTTAGGACGATGTCGCCCATGTTGCTCCACATGCGCATAGCGCGCTCGATGACGTCGAGCTGCAGCGGGCATATGTGCCGCTCGTCCTTGTCCTCTCGCGCACCGATCTTCGATAGCGTCCGGGTCGCATTGATGTCGGCCCAAACCGGCGACGCGTACCGCTGCCACACCTCGACGGGAAACGAGTCGTTGGTATGGCTCACTCGCTCAGGGTTGTCACCCGGCTTGCGCATCGTGACGAGATAGTCCGCGATCCCTTGCCGCGACATGCACGAGTCCTTCTTCAACTGCTTGTGCAGCAGACCAAGCGCCTTGGTTCGTTGCATTGCGGTGACCGGATCCTTCCAGATGCAAACCTCCGAGTGATAGATCCATCCCGCGTCAATGAACATTCGGATGAGTTCGCCGCGGAAATCGCGGATGCCGATGTAGCCATCACGCGCCTTAACGGTCGGAATGTTCATGCAATGAAACGAGAGCAGCCGCCCCGGTTTGGTCACGCGCAACAGATCACCGACGAGGAATGCGAAGTGCTCCGCAAACTCTCCTTGATCCGCGCAGTTGCCCATATCGCGGTCGCTATTGCTGTACACATACAGGCTCGCGAACGGCGGCGAGAAGATGGTGTAGTGGACACTGCTCTCCGGCAGTCCCTTGACCGCATCTATGCAGTCGCCATGGTAGAGCGCCACGTCGTCATTGAGCACCTGATCGATCACATCCATTGCGGTAGCCTCATCTCCTGCTGTGCCTCATATGCCGTTTCGGTTCGTTTCGTTTGCCCAAGCTGCGCGCAGCTAAGCTCTGCCATGTGGGCCACCATGCCGCGCGTCAGCCGTTCCGCGTCATCCTGTTTACGCTTCAGGTTGTCCACGATTGCGCCCTCCTGCTCCGATGTGATGACGTGACAGCCGACAGGGCGCCCCTGTCCGAATCGCCAACATCGGCGAATGGCCTGGTACCATTGTTCAAATGAGTGAGACACGCCAACGAATGCGACCCGGGCGCAGTGCTGCCAATTCATCCCATGGCCGGCAATCGACGGCTTGGTCACGAGCACACGATGTTCGCCACGAGAAAAACCCCACATGCGCGACTCCTTCGTGGACGTGTCGTGCCTCCCGGCCACCTCGACAGCATCGGGTATCGCCGCCGCGAGCGCTGAACTCTCCGCGTTGAGGTCGCACCAAACAATCCACGGCTCATCCGATGCATTGACCATTTCGGCGCATAGCGCCACGCGATCCGGTAGACTCACGCGCCGAGCTGCGCGCTGGGCGCTGAGCGTACGCGCCTCCGCTGCAAACAGCAGTCCTGCCTGTCGGGCGACATCCGCGCTATCGGCCTCTACGACGTGGTGTCGCACGTCGAGCGGAGGAAGATCATACCCATCATCGTCGTATCCAAGATCGCTCGGCGTCTTGAGGTTGATCGCCCACGACGAAAGCCACTGCCAGAAGTCTGCCTCCGCGTGGCCCTTGATGCGCCAGTCCTGCGTGCTGCCGCCGTCGTGCACGAAAAACATCGCGAGCATCTCGGCCCGCGTCATCGCCCCAAGAAACTCGGCATGATTGCCGAGTTCAACGAAATCGTTAGGGGCCGGCGTCGCGGTGCAGCAAAGCTTGTACGGTGTCAAGGCGAACGAGTCGATCAGTTGGTTGCGCGTCTTGCTCGTGTAGTCCTTGAGCACGCTGGACTCGTCGAGCACTACGCCGCCATACTCGCTGACGTCGATGCGATGCAATTTCTCATAGTTGCAGACTCGGATCTGGGCGGGCGCTTTGCTCACGTAGAGATGTTCGATTCTCACGTCGATCTTGTCTGCCTCTACAACGAATTGCTGGGCCACCGCTAGCGGCGTCAGTATGAGCACAGGTTTGGCCGCGTGCGCCGCGACACAGCGCGCCCATTCAATAGCGATCCACGACTTGCCGAGTCCGCAATCGGCCCATACAGCGGCCTTGCCGATGCGCAGCGCCCATCGCGTAATGTCACGCTGGAACGGGAACAGTTGCGGCGATAGCGGCGGCGGCAAATCGATGCCGCATGGGCGCACCACGAGCCGCTTGCGTTCTAGGAATTCCGTGTAGCTCACCTCGCCTCCTCTCTGCGCCTTGCGTCGATCGCCCGCTGCACCGCATAGCGCAGGCGCCGCCGCTCCGCGATGCACAGCCGACATTGCGCCCGCTGGTAGCCGTACCAATGGCATGGGCGCACACGCCCGCATCTGCTGCACTGTCGTCCCTGTTCGCTCATTGTGTTCCTCCGTTGAAATGCCGGCTGGGGCAAAGAATCGACGCCCCACCCCTTCGGCCCACTATTTTGGTGTGGGCCCCGCATGCCGGCGATGCGGGTGATCGTTCACTTGGCTGCCGCATCGGGCAGCGAAAAAAAGACCATCGACGGCCCGTGCCGCAGCGGGCACCGCTCTGGGGCCTCAGGGTTCCGTATCTCAGCGCGGCTCAGCTCGTGAAGGCCGGCATCCTGGCAAGGGTGACTGCATGCGTGGCTACGCGAATAGTCATGACCGCGCCACTCCCGCACGAACGGGCAGCAAATGCACGACCTGACCCCAATCCGGTTGCACCCTTCGTCACTCACCGTCCACCTCCAATGCTCGCCAAATCCTTGCCCACCGCCGCCAACAGCCGCGGCACCCTGCGCTCTTCCAACGTCCTCGACTGGCCGCCACGCTGCTCGAGTCTGTCACGCGACGCCACCTGGCCGTAGAGCTCGCAGAAGCGCGCCCGGTCTGCCACGTCGTTGACCGAGCGGCACAGCTCCTTCCAGCCCATCGTGGCCACGCAATGCGCCGTCACGGGGTCACGGAAGCGCGGCGCTGGCTGGTAGCTGCCTACGTCGCTGATGGCGCGGCAGAGGTGGCCCCACTGCTCCAATGCTACGCCGCCGCCTGCTGGGGCGATTGCGTCGAGCAGCTCGGCGATGGTGGGGAAGAATTTCGCTGTGGCAATGTGCGTCTCAATCGCTTCGCGCGCTGCGTCGTGATCGAACTTGAGCAACATCCGCTCATAGAGTTCGAATGTGCCCGGCTTGGATTTGAAATTGGGAAAGGCCAAATCAAGCATGGCCATCATCTTTGCCGCTTCACCCTGCGTCATGTTCTGCTTGCTCCTCTGCTAGTAGCCGCATTGCTCGTTGCACTTGGGGAGTCGACGCCGCGCTCCCGCCGTTGTCGAGCGCCATTAGGCTCTCGACTTGCTCACCGTCCCGCAGCAGCGTTGCGATCTTGTCGTACACCGTGGACGTGTCGTTCTGGCCCATCAGGTGCGGGTTGCCCCTTCTGCCACGGATGGCGGAGCACAGGTCCCGTGAGCTAAAGCCCTCTTTGATGCGCGCCTTGATGCGCCGCTTCCGGTCGGCAGTGAGCCTGGCCTTGGCGTGCCCAGTCTCGTCTTTCCAAAACTCGAACACCTCGGCGATGGCCGCCGCAAGTGAAGCGTCAGCTTCACGAGTCGGCGAAGCCGACGATAAGGTGGATCCGGGTACGGGTACGGGTACGGGTACGGGGCAGGGTTTTGCTTGCGTTTTGCTAGGTGTCTCGCTAGCGTTCCGCTTGGCGTTTGCTAGCGAGTTGCTAGCCTTCCGCTTGCCCCCTATGCGACCGGCATCAACGCGTTGCTTTTGCTGACGTTTCACCTGCTTGGCGGTGGGGTTGTAGTCGACGAAATCGTGGATTTGGTACGAGTCGTCGTCAATTTCATCGAGCAAACCGACTCGCAAAAGGACCCGGATGTCGTCATTGTCTTCGGAAAACATGATTGCAACCGCTACCGGGATGCGCCCATCTGTCAGGTGATCGCTCGACCAGCAGCCCATGCGAACCCATGCGCCGTAGGCCCGGTTGCCCACCTCTATGACCTTGGCGTGCGAGTGCGCCTTGTCGTCTAGCCTGAACCAAACCACGGCTAGCCCTCGGCTGGCTGGCGCTCAATGCCGAGACGCCTCGCGGCCTTTTCCAGCGACTGAGCAATCGACCACATCACCGGCTTGCGAGCGAGCCACTTTTTCACCGTCCTTGGGTCGACGTTGGTCTCACCGGCGAGCCGAAATACCTCGCGCTTGTCCTCTTTCATGACTGGCATGTTACACCTATGCGCATACGTGCGCAAGCTTGTTCACGCATCAATCATCCTGCCAATGCGGCAGCTCTTCCGCCGGCTGGCGAGGCGTGAACGTGTCCTCGGCCCAGTAGTGCACATGCGCATCCATCGCTCGGGATGGACAGCGCTCGCTGAGCATGCTGTGGTCGCCACGACGCTGGCCGCACAGCGCGCACAGCTCGTCATTGCGCGGCGTCATGGCCTGGGCACCTGATCCCAGGCGCGGCCATCCAGCTCGGGCATCCTCACGAGCTTGTCGGCAATCATCGCTTGCTTGAAGAAGAACGGCACGCCCGCCTCGACGCATTGATCGCGTAATGAGCGCACCCAGTCGAGGTCCATTGTTCTTGCGCGCGGGCCGGACTCGCAGCCGACGATGACCCAGTGAAGCGGCGCGTGGAAGCGATCCGCCTGCTCATCGGGCAGCGGGCGGGAGTCAATCCACGCTTTCAAGTTCACCGGCCCAGTCATCGGCTCAACCGACAGAAAACGCACCCGCGCCGGGATGCGCAGCAGGTGCGGGATGCGTTCGTCCGCAGCCTCTTGGTTTTCGACCGTAGTGCCGAGCCAGATGTTGCGCACAAGCACGTCGTACGGCGCATGTATCGCGATATTCTGCGGTCGCTTCGTCAGCAGTTGCCAATCTAGTCGCGGTGTGTTGTAGACGAGCGCCCACAGCTTGCGCCGTGCGAATCTCGTGGCGTCGCGGTCAGGGTGAGCCCCCGGCAGCGTCTCGAACACATCGCACATCGAGCCGCAGAAAACGCGCTGCCGAACGCCTTCGCGCTCCGCCTTGGCGTTCCAGCGGCGCGGCTGCTGCCAGTGCTCATCGCTGAAGAATCGGCGCCGCCCGCCTGGTCCCCAAAGGGCATGCTTTTTGGTGCCGCCGTCGCTGTAGCCGAGGCGGTGGGCCAGCGTTGCGGCGTAGCAGTTGGCGCATCCGGCCGACACCTTGGCGCAGCCCCACCACGGATTGAAAGTGTGATCCGTCCAGGCGATTTTGCTGCTCTCACCCATCGTCGTCGCCCTCCGGCACGTCGTACCCAAGCTCCTCGCAGCCCTTCTCCAGCGCATAGCGGACGGAGCGGATGAGGCTGCTGGGCTTGGCGAGCCATTTGCGCACTGACGGTATTGATACGCCGGTGCGGCCGGCCAGGGTTAGGATTTGTTCTCGTGTCATGATTGCCTCACATGCCCCACCGCAGCCGCCACCGCCACGATGGCGCTGAGCAGGGGTATGACGATTTCGTTGATTAGCTGTCGCATTGGTCTTCACCACGGCGGCGCAATGAGCAAGGCTGCCCAAAGCTGCGGCTCGCGCTCTGCAAAGATGCGCCTCAGCTGCCGCAGCGTCTCGCGATGGTGGTCGCGTTCGCCTTCCAACACCTCAACCCTGCTCGCCAAGTCGGATGCCATTGCTTCGAATTCGTCGGCCCTCGCCTCGGCCGTGATGGTCCTTGCTTGCCAGTCGCTCATGTCGACTCCCCTTGCCACTCAACTTCGCCAATGGTGGGCCATGCGTCCTCATATGCCACCTGCATCTTGAGGCATCTCACCGAGCATAGATGCCGCTCGCGCCACACGCCCCAGCCTGCGGGCACGGGCAGCGTGGCTCGCTTGGAACGCCACGCGCATGTTACCTTGTCATCCATGGGTCTCCTCCTTCTCGTCTTGCTGTTCCCTCACCTGTGCGCCCTCGACGTGTTGTGCTTTGACAGCGTGCTCAGGCTTGGTCCTTGTCAGCAGTGGGTGGATGCTGTGGCTGAGGAGCGCTGCGGTCATTAGGAACCACCTCGCAGCTGCCATCGCCATTGACGACCACGGCCCAGCTGGGGCCCACCATTGCGCACAGTTGGTCGAGCACGCTACCGCCTCGCAAGTAGAGCTGCACTTGATAGCGAAGGGGATCATTTGCTCAACCTTGCAGCCACGTCGCGGGCCCGCTTTGCTCGGTCGCGCAAGTTTGCAGCGTAGCGCGCGGCATTGGTCTTGTTTTGGCTGCATCGCTCAGCCATTTCGTCGTACTGGTCAGCCGCTACCTGCAATGCCAGCAGCACGGTGCTCTTGTCGTCGCTATTCATCGTCGCTTTCCTCCGGTCGGTCGTAGAACATGATCCCCTGGTTCATCGCATCCAAGAAGATACGCATGTTGCCCTTGCTCCAAAGCGGCAACGACGAATCGCAGGAGTCAACGCGCAGCGAGCGCGCAAGGGCAACGGTGCGAGCGGTGCCGCACCTCGCGAAGTGGCAAGCCTTGCCGGCCTTGGCCGCCGTGTCTGCCCACATCTTTGCGGTGCGAACCTTCCAAGGCTTCGTGCCACCAATAAAGACACCGTCGATGGCATGCCAGGGCAGGTCTACGCCCACCATGCCATCCTGAGCTGCGAAGTACCGCGGGGCCACCGTCGACAATCCAAGGCCGTCTAGCCTGGTCATCCATTCACAAGAGAAGCGGATCGACTTGTCACCGTCTGCCACCACGTCGGGAATGACGTAGAAATCGGGCTTGTCGTTGTCTGTTGCCATGGTGCGCATGTCGCTCAGGTAGGCATCGGCGTCGAATGGCTGCTCGGCTTTCCAGTCCACAAATGCGCCGTTGTCGTAGAACCAAGGTCGCAAGCGCGAGTATGCCAGCTTGCCGCGCACTACGACCTGGCCGATGCCGTTCTCGCGCATTCGGGCGAGCAGCTTCTTGCTCCGGGTGTCACCCACGTACGCCTGCATCTTCCATCCTCGCATCGGCGAACGCCTTGGCACGCACGCGACACGCGTCGCATTCATGGCATGGCCCGTTGGCGTCATAGCAACTGACGGCGAGCTCGATGTCTTCAAGCTCCTCTGCTGTGGCCGTCTTGATCAGGTGCCCCTTGCTGTGCCGCCACAGCGGGAAGAGCACGCAAGCCATGACCACGCCATCGAGCGCGGCTGCCACGGCGGCGCTGGCGGCCTTTTGGAAGGCGCGGCGGCAATCGGGAAATGAACCCTGGTCTTCGAAGGTGGCACCGAGGAGCAGGCAGACATTTGTCGCCTTTCCCAATACACACGCCTCGGGCTCGCTCCACAGCGCCCCAGCCAGCGAAGCGGCGGACGCAAGTAGCACCATATTCCGAGCTGGCATATTCGCCCTGTTGATGCCAAACGATGTCCCCGGCTTGGGTGTCTCTTCCGGTATCCCGCAGACGGCGCCCGCGATACCCAGGCAATGCAACTCAACCTCGCGCCGCTTCGCTATTTCCTTTGCTGCCTGCAACTCGGCCCACACGTTTGTCTGGCCATAGTCGAAGAACACAGCGCAAACCTCATCGTACTTTCGGAGCGCCTGATGCAGCATGATCGTGCTGTCAACGCCGCCCGAAAGCAGAACGAGAGCCCTCACAGCTCGCCCTCCACGTAGACGTTGTGGCAGCTGTCGGGGTAGACGGCGCGCGCAAGGGCAGCCATGGCGCGATTTCTCAGCATGTCTGCCGGGTGATGCCTCCAGTTGTCCTTGCCCAGTAGCCCCGCGCGCTTGGCGTCGTCAAGCGTCCACGTCAGCGTGTTCTCGCGTGGGTTCTCCCTACGCTTCGTCTCATACGTGGCCGACTCTGACGAGCTTTCGACCAGCATGAAGTACTCACACGCGGGATTCTTCAGGCACAGCGCCATAAGCAGCTGAGCAGGCAACACGGCCCTGTTCTTGATAACGTGCATCGACAGCATCGCTTTGATTGGACGCAACCCCAGGTCGTGGCCAGCCAGCGCCACCACGAATAGCGCGTCGGCGTTGCCGAAGGCGCTGAACAGTCTGGAGTTGTGGGCGTTCTCCGCGAGCTTGTAGAGTTGCACCAAGCTGGTGGGCTCCAGGCGGCTGTCCCAATCCGGCGCTCGCAAGGCCATGGCGCGCTCGACGCGCTTAGGGTCGACCGGCTCAGGCTCAGCGATTGCCACCTCGCGGGCCTCGCCCGGGTCGCTGCCTCGCTCCGGCTGCGAGGGCTCCGCGCTAACCACCGATGGCTTGTCGTGCTCGTATTGGTGCCGCTCATCGTCTGTCATCTCATCTAGGCTCATACCGCCTCCGCATAGTGGTTGCATCGTCCTCGGCTGCAGAATCGCAGCGCAATTGATGGGTGCATCGGCATTCAGTGTGGATAGCCGCAGCGACATGGGCAGCCATGCGCGCGCATCTAGCAGGTTCGCTTGAAGCGCTGGCGTGAATTGGTCGGGGTTGGCCGTCACCGCGTCAATGACGCCCTGGACGCTGCCATGCTCCGCCACGAGCTTCGCTGCGACCTTGCTGCCCACGCGATGCACGCCGCGGATGTTGTCCGAAGCATCGCCCATTAGCGCGAGCCAATCGGGTATCTCCGAGGGCTCCACGCCAAGCTTTCTGTAGACGTCGTCGGCCGTGACCACCTCGCCCGTGGCCATGCTGATGCGCTCGACTCCGGGCTGCAGACACGCAAGCAAGTCCTTGTCGCCGCTGTAGATGCCAATGTTGTATTCGCCCTCCACGGCGTCGACCAGCCAGGCAACCGACGTGGCGATGACGTCGTCCGCTTCGTAGCCATCCGCGCCGAGGATGGGGTAGCCATCGGCCTGCAAGATGCCCTGACAGCGTTTGAGCTGGTCAAGCGCGCCTTTGGGCTTGGCTTCGCGGTTGGCCTTGTAGGTCGGCTCCAAGTCCCTGCGCCACGATTTGGGCGAGTCGATGCAGATGGCAACGTGGTCGTAGCCCTGCGCGCGCTGGCGAATCATGCTCAGCGTGATTCGCTGCGCCGCGCTGCCCTCTGCCTCCTCCGCTGTGGCATGCCAGCCACGCCAAAAGACGGCTGATAGGTCAACCAGTAGGATTGTCGTGGTCATCGTTTGCTTCCTCCTTCGCATCTCCGCGCGAGCTCGCCGCTGAGCACTAGGATGACGAGGCCACGCGATGCCCCCTCGACGTCGCCGGCCTCAAGGCGCTGGATGCACTTCTCCGCCACCTCGCCGCACATCTGCACCGTGGTCGATAGCTGTTGCTCGAGTGAGCGCACTTCGGCGCGCAGCTGGCGTACTAGGGCGAGGTCATTCATGGCTTCTCCCATTTCATCTTCACCTGGAGCGGATGCTTGTCCACCCTCGGCCTTGACGGACACGACCACGATCCTCCCCCCGCTTGGCCAACGCAGCGCCACCCTGCTCCACGGAGCGAAGCGCCGCCTTCCTCGGGCAGCGTGTAGGTGATCAGCTTGCGGTACCCCAAAGCTTGGGCCGCTTTCCACGACTTGGCCAACAGCCACGAGTGTGAATTGCGCGGGGCATCGTCCAAAATACACAAGCGTACAACCTCTAGCGTCCACCCATCACACAGCGCCCTGGCCATGGGGCGACCCATGACAGCACAGCCGATAACAGATTCCCCCACAGCCGCTCCAAGCCGAAAAATGTCGCTCACATGCGGCCTGTGGTGCCGATGATGCTTTCGGATGAACATCTGCGCTTCGCTCCTGGTCATTGGCACGATGCACAGCCTATCGCTCATCGGCACCACGCTCGCGATGGGGGCGAGCTAGTTCGGGATATCCTCCCCAT